GTACCCATACCGCCCGGCGACGAGCAAGAAGAAATCCTAGGTGAGGCGCGCGAGCGCTTCCGCCTGTGCGAGGCGGCCGAGCAGGAGATCCGCAAGGAGGCGCGCGAGGATCTGCGCTATGTGCGCGGCGACCAGTGGGAAGCCATGGACGTCAATGCACGCACTCACGCCAACGCGCGTCGGCCCTGCCTCACGTTCAACAAACTCAGCGGGCCGTTGAACCAGATCGCCAACGAAGCGCGCACCAACCAGCCCAGCGTGCAGGTCCGGCCCACCGACGGTCTGGACGACATGTCCAGGCGTAAGGACACCGCCGAGGTACTCGAAGGAATGATCCGCCATATCGAGTACGTCAGTAAGGCCGATGAGGTCTACGAAACGGCGCTCGAGCAGGCGGCCAGCGGGTCGTTCGGATACTTCAAGGTGGTGACGCAGTATGTCTGCGCCAACAGCTTCGACCAGGAGTTGCGTATCGAGCGCATTCCCGATCCGTTCACCATCTACGTCGATCCCTTCTGCCAGCAGGCCGACAAAAGCGACATGCGCTACGCCTTCCAGATCGAGATGATTCCGCGCGACGACTACCGGGCGAAATACGGCGACAGCATCGTGAGCCAGATGAATTTCTACCAGTCCACGATCAATCCGGCTCCGGTCTGGGTGGGCACCGACGCGGTGATGGTGGCGCATTACTGGACGCGCGATCCGGTGCTCAAGACGCTGGTCGGCATCGTCTGGCCGGACGGCAAGGTAACCGGCGTCTACGAAGACGAACTGCCCGATCCCTTGCCGCCGGGGCTGACCTATGCCACCGCAGTCGACGGCTCGCCGCTGCGCCGCGATACGCAGGTGTTTGAGGTCCGCTGCCGGACCATCAACGGTATCGAGATCCTCGATGAAGTGCCCTGGCGCGGGCAATATATTCCGCTGTTGTATGTCGGCGGAAAGGAAATGTTTGTCGAGGGCAAGCGTTTTATCTTCAGTTTAGTAAGATTCGCCCGCGATCCGCAGAAGTTATATAACTTCTATCGCTCCTCCGAGGCCGAGACGGTGATGCTCGGGACCAAGGCTCCGTGGATCGGCGTCAAAGGAGCGTTCCGCGACCGCCGCTGGGAAACGGCCAACACCACGCCGTGGAGCTATCTCGAATACGAGCCCATCGACATCGCGGGCAATCCCGCGCCGCCGCCGCAGCGCAATGTGTTTGAGCCGCCGATTCAGGCGCTGAGCCTGGGGGCGGCTCAGGCTTCCGACGACATCAAGGCTACCACCAACATTTTCGATCCCTCGCTCGGCGCGCAGGGCAACGAGACCAGTGGCATCGCGATCCAGCGCAGGCAGAGCCAGAGCGGCATGGCCAACATGCACTTTCTCGACAACCTGAACCGCGCCATCCGCCATTGCGGCGCGATCCTGGTCGATCTGATCCCCAAGATCTACGACACGCCGCGCGAAGTCCGAATCCTGGGCGAAGATCGCGCGCAGCAGATCGTGAAGGTCAACCAGCAGTACGTCGATGACAAAGGCAAGAGCCGCTGTTACGATTTTTCGCTCGGTACTTACGACGTCGCGCTCATCGTCGGTCCGTCCTATCCGACGCAGCGCCTGGAGGCCTTCGACACCATGACGCGTATGGCGCAGGCCTATCCACAGCTCCTGCAGGTCGCGGGCGATTTGATTTTCGCCAACGGCGACTTCCCGGGAGCCGAGCAGATCGCCGACCGGCTGAAGCGCACCCTCCCGCCCGAGCTGCAGGACCCGCCCGACGGCAGTGAGCCGCTGCCGCCGCAGGTGATGGCGAAGCTGCAGCAGGACGCGCAGATGATCCAGCAACTGACCCAGGCCCTGCAGCAGGCCAACCAGCTCATCCAGAGCGGGGCCGCGCAGATCCAGAGCGATCAGTGGAGGGCCGCGCTCAAGGCGCAGACGGATTTGTTGATCGCCGAGATGCGCGCCAAATCGAACGAGGATATCGCGCAGATGCGCGCGCAGCTCTCTCACATCGAGACCATCATCGACGCCAAGCTGCAGACCATGAACGCCGCCGTGGCGCAACAGCGTACCGCTGTCATGGCAGCCCGCCAGCAGTGAAGTTTCATACTCTCCCTAATTCGACCGAATTAGGGACAGGAATTAGGGAATTAGCGAAATGCCCGAAGACAATACTCCCGCCGTGGAGCAGGGGACCGGCACACCGATGGATCAGATCCCGACTGACTTCCGGGGTTACGATCATTGGCGGCGCACGGGTGAACTGCCCAAGGCCGAGGAAGCCGCACCCCCCGCGACCGCTCCGGAGAGCGCCCCCCAAACGGAGGAGCCCAGCGAGCCGGTCAAAACCGCCCCGGACTCGGAACCGGAAGAAACCCAGGAGACCGCTCCCGCTCATACGCCGTCCCGCCCCAACTCCCGGCAGCGCAAGATCGACCGGCTGACACGCGAGAATGCCGAGCTGCAACAGCGCCTCCAGGCGCTCACCCAGCAGGTGCCATCTCCGCCACCGGCCCCAGCGCCCCAGCCCACAGGCGAGCCCGAGATCAAGGATCACACAACGCTTGAATCCTATACCAAGGCAATGGCCCGGCATGAGATCGAGCAGTGGAAGGCCAAGCTCGATGCAGAACAGACACAACGGGCAGCCGAGGCCGCTGAGCGGGCGGAGCGGGAACGTTGGGCGGCGAAAGAGGCGATCAGCGCGCAGCGTCACCCTGACTACCGCGAACTGATGGACGCGACCGAGATCCCCGTCGGACCGGGGGCGCTGGCCGCCCGTCAGGCGCTGTTAGAGGAGGACAACGGCGCGGAGATCCTCTACCATCTCGTGAACCGGCCCGAGGAGTTGCAGCGTATCGCAGCGCTCACTCCGGCCCGAGCCGTGATGGAGATCGGCAAACTCGCCGCGCAACTCGCCCCGTCTCCTGATACCCCCAAACCGCAAGTGACGCGCGCTCCCCGGCCGCCCTCGCCTCTCAGTCACGGCACGGCGAAAACCAGTGAAGACATCTACGACGAGGACTTTGCAAGACGTGATTACAAAGCGTGGGAAAAAAGGCGGGTGGCGCAACTGAAGGGGTAAAGTAAGTGCCCAATACGTTGCTCACCAGCCAAGTAATCACCAATGAGTTACTTAGGCGATTCAAGAATAACTTAGGCTTTTCCGGAGCTATCGCTCACACCTGGAACGATAAGTTTGCGGTGGAAGGCGCTAAGATCGGCGACACGTTGAGACTGCGCGATCCCGTCCGCTTCATCCCGCAGGACGGCCCGGTGCTCACGCCGCAGGATGTCACCGAAACCCAGAAAGTCCTGGTCCTCAACCACCAGATTGTCGTCGGCTTCAGCTTCTCTAGCAAAGATCTGACGCTGTCTATCGACAACTTCCGCGAGCGCTATCTGGATTCCGCCGCTGTCGCTCTCGCCAACCGGGTGGACGTCGACGGCCTCACCATGGCGTATCAGAATACGCCCAATCAGGTCGGCATTCCCGGCACGCCGCCCACCGATCTTGGCCCGTTCTGGGAAGCGGGCGAGATGTTGGATGTGAACTCGGCACCCATGGATGGTGCCCGGACCATCTGTTATCCGCCGAAGCTCGGCACGGCTGCGCTCAAGGCCGCGCAAGGCCTGTTCCAGTCCTCGACACAAATCCGCAACCAGTACGAACGCGGCCGCATGGGGATCATGGGTGGCTTCGAATGGGTGATGGATCAGAACTGCCGTACGGCGATTGTGGGCTCCTGGGCGGGTGGTGGAGCGCAGGTGGCTGGGGCCGGACAGACCGGCAGCACCCTGCAGGTCAGCGGCCTGACTCCGGCGGGCGCTCTCAGCATGCGCGCCGGGGATATGTTTACGCTTGCCAATGTGTACGGCGTCAACGCGGTATCGGGCGATCCCTGGCAGTCGCTCCAGCAGTTTGTGGTGACGGCGGACGTCACGGCGGCCGCAGGAAACACGCCGGTCCCGATTTATCCGGCGCTGATCACTAGCGGGCCACGCCGCACGGTGACCGTCTCCCCCGCCGCCGGTACGCCGCTCACGGCGATTGGCACGGCCGGTCAGCAATACCCCACCGGCATTGCTTTCCATCGCGATGCGTTCGTGATCGGCATGGCACCGCTAGAGGTGCCGCGCAACGTGCAGTTCGGGGCCAACCAGCAGGACCCCGACACCGGTTGCGCCATCCGCATGGTGGCGCAGTACGACATCATCAACGATCTGTTCATCACCCGCTGTGACGTGCTCTACGGGCACGCGGCTACCCGGCCGGAGTGGGCGTGCCGTATCGCGAGCTAAGGAGGTTCGTATGGCCGAGCAGAAGTTTCCCGTCATGTATCACAGCCGCCTGTGGCGCTTCGCGCCCAAGATCCTCTACAACCAGGCCGACCTAGATAACTTCCTGGCCGTGGTCACGCTCGACGACTGGGTAAAGAGTCCCGATCCGCCCATCGATCCCGCCGAGGAGCCGAAATACAGCGAGTATCCCAAGACGCTGTACAGCGTGAACATCGCTTCCCAGGTGGTCGCGAACTCCAACCAGGAAGCGCTGATGAGTTCGACCTATCACGAGTTGGATCTATCTCCGGCCGACATCGAGGCCGCGCAGAAAGCCCAGGAGGCCAAGCAGAAAAAGGCCGAAGAACAAGCGCAGCAGCAGGACGCTGGACAGCCCCCGCAGCCTGCCCAGCAGTATGAACAGCAGCCCGGGCAATGGGGTCAGCAGCCCGGGCAATACAACCCTTAACGAGAGGAACGATAATGACACCACAATCGACGACGAGCGGCCAGCAACCCGGCCACTCCGGATTCGGCTCACAGTTTGGGCCGAATCCGCAACAGTCACAGCATGCTCAACAGCCGGGACAACCCGGCCAGTGGGGCCAACAGCAAAGTGGTCAGCAACAGCAGAGCGGGCAATCCGGACAGTCGGAGCAGGGCGGGGCAGTCCTGCAGCTCGCCACCACGGTAATCCAGGGTCAGCAGCAACTGATCCAGCAACTCATCCAGGCCGTGCTGCATAGCTCCGGCAGCGGCGGAAGCGGCGGGGGCCAGGAGCCCCAGCAGCAGGGATTCGGCGGACAGCAGCGGTAAGGATATGGACTCTATCGATCGCGAATATCCCCGCATGTTGTTTCATCGCAAGTGGGGTTCAACAACCGTGTATTCGCTGACCGATGAGGAATCGCTAGGGCCGGGATGGTCACGCACCATCCCGGCTCAGCAGCCCGACCAGGAAGAGGAGCCGGACGACGGCGAAGAGGA